TTTACAATGTTGTATGCAATCTGGAAAGGCTTCATCAAATCTAGTAGTGCCGTTGACTTAGTATTTCTATCAGAGAATACAGAACCTTCTACAGGTAGTTTACAACCGTATAGTGAGTTGTCACCTTTAAACTGAAACTTGAGTGGGCCTATTTTGTTTTTCTCTACACCCAAATAAATAGGCGTAAATCCACCCGGGTTATTCATACCCCAGAATGAAGGAATGTTTGGTCCAATCTTAACTCCACCCCACACCTCATTAATCCAGATCCAGTCAATGTGCTCACCAAAAATCAAGTTATCTTTATTCTTATTCTTGAAGAGTCTTGTATCATATATAGGATTGTCAGTTACCTTGTAGTCTTCTGTGATAATATCATTTGTTACTTCACCATTTTCTGCAATCTTAGTAAGATGACCTACTTTACGTTGTGACTTCCAGTAGCATGTAGATACTCTTAGTAGATAAGCTGTACCCGCTACATTGTAATCTTCTCCTTCTGCTAAGATTTGTGAGATAACGTCACCACCTTCTAAGACAGATCCTGATACCATGGATGTATACTGCCGGTATGCAAGAGATGGTAAGTTAGTATTCCACTCATGGGTCTTAGTAGCATCATAGTATGAACCGTCATTTTGCTGTCCACCAATGTTGTATCCTGCTGATCTAATAGGATAAATAGCTTCTAATGCCTCTAACTGTTCTGTAGTCATTAGATATCCATATCTGTCTATTACATCAGCTACAGTAAACATATCTGTTTTGCCTACCCAGTTAGCTTGGGAAATATATCTTGCGTCCGGTGACTTATGGTAGAAAGAAAGAACTGGGTTCCACAACTCTACTTCATAGTCATCTTCCATCATACGCATATGCCAGAACTCACGGTCAGTAATAAGCATATCTCTAAAGCCTCTTTCTTCTAACTCATCCATGCGGAATCTTTCTACATCCACTTTATGTTGGTGAGTTGCCCATTGTTCTACCAGTGATCTATAATCTTTCTTATAGAATGATTCAATCTCAGGTAAAGTCTTAAGCTTTTGAGGATCCATTTGCTGCTGTGCTTCTTCTGAATTAGGATCTAATCCTTGTTCAGCCATAGCTGCCATGATTTTAATTTGCGCATCTGCCAATAATACTTCTTCAACAGCTGCACGTTTTTGCTCCATCATCTCATTGTAAGAGAACTCATCTACCGCCCGGTAAGTAAGTTTAGTAGATCTCTTAGCAAATTCAGCTACTAGAACATTAATAACATTTGGAATAATGGGATAGAACTTAAGTTCAAGAGCTGAGTTATCTTCTTTTGTAAGAACCTCTACAATATCTCTATACTCATTATCCTCTTCAATAATATAATCTGACTTATCTATAATACCTTTGGCAAGCTTATAGTTCTTCATAAGTCTGCGCGCATTTCTGCGGATCTGCTTTAATCCGTTCCACTCTAGCCAGTCTAGATTCCAGGCAGCCCATTCTTGGTCCTTTTCCTTTTTTGGTAAAAACTGTAATGGTTGGGTAATACTACCCATCCTATTGTGTTTAACCTTAGCTCCTGCTTTGAGCTGCATAGCATTATATACTTGCATAGCTTCTATTTAAAATTTTTAAATGGTGATTTCTTAAAACCTTGCCCATTACTAAGTCGGCTCTTCCCCATGTGCCGGAAAGGGCTCATAGATAATTTAAACAAATTATCTGACTTTTGCAAGTTTTTGGCTGTGTCATCCATGATGACACGTTTCTGGTAACCTCTATTTGATTGCTGAATTTTCATGAATGCAACTAGTGCAGAGAAAGACACAAGTCTATCCACGTTGAGCCCCTCTGTATAGGCTTGCATTTCTTTGAGTAGCATAGGATCCGGAATACGTTCTATTCCATAAGTAGTCCTCACTACAGTACCATCTGCTTTAGTCTCTGTATCTAATTCTTCTCTAGTATATTCTATGACATAACTTAGAAGGTGAGACTTAAATAGTATCCCCGTATTCTTCCAACCATACTCCTGAAATACATTTGCATTAGCGCCTAGATCTTTGAGGAACATAATCTGTGTTCTAGGTACTAGATACTTCTGCTTCTTTCTTGATATCATGTACTGGATAAACAAGGAGATGTTATTTTCTATCACTGTCCAGGCGTTGTACCACTCTATGATCATTTCCAGTCTCTCATGTGTCTTTTTGATATCATCAAATCTACCACACCATGCAGCTACTATCTTATCTTGTTCTATGTAATTCTCTGTCTCAACACCGGTAACTTTGGTTACTTCTACTGGTGCTTTCATCACATAGATAGAACATAATGAATCTGATGTAGTTGTTTTTCCTTCAGACACGGGGTCAATTGATGCATAGTACATCCCAAAGGTTGGATCCTTTACCGGTCTTTCCCACACTACAAGCGTCCCTGTTTTATCTTCTGTCTTCTTAGATATAGGAAAGTCAGTTATAGGAAGTTTATTAGTCTCTCTTACCTTTGGTATCCCTTGTTCATCTCTATAGATATCTAAGAACTCATAAGCATATTCTTTATCTTCTATTCTTCTAAGCTGCGCCCCTACCAAATGCTGTGGGAATATAGATACCTTTCTATGTTTAAAAGCTTCTTCAATATTTCTTGGATGCTGTGATACTTCAAGCTGATATGCTTCCGGAGTCATCTTCTTTTTGCATTCCTCAAAGTAATCATCTAAAGCCTGAAGCGCTTCTTCTACAAGAGAGTTTCCGTAAGCATCAATGTATGGTGGCATAGACCACTGCTCTGGAATAAATAAACCTGACACACCTACACTACCTTTACTATCCAATAAGTCTGTATCTACAGCATATATATCATTTGCCTCTGGATTAAGGATCATTTCTTTTAGTGGTTCACACTGATCCAAATCCCCCACAGATCCAGCCGCAATAAACATACCCGTGGTCATCATACCAGACTTAAGTGCTGGCTTGATATATCCAAAGGTAGTATCCATCTTAGGAGCAATTCCTGCTTCCTCATGGAAGAAGTATTTAACTGGACCCCCTACACCATTTGTTGGATCTTTCTCAAATGACATACCTTGAATAGTACCTTTGAGACCAACCTCAGTCTTGCGGTCCCCTTTTCTTACTTCAATCTTCTGCTGCCACATCATAACTTTGTCTGATGTAATCCTTTAGTGACGCACCCATCTTGAGTGTAACCCCAGCCTCAAACCACTGCTGATTTATCAGTTTACCGGCATGATAATATGAAGAGGCTATCTGACGTTTTTTAAGGATAGCGGAATGCTTGTAGTGTAACTCAGCTAATAACTCATATAGAGCCATATGATACTGAGCATCCCGTATATCAGCAAACCCAAATGCTTGAATCTCTTTGTTGAAGATAGGCAGGAAGTTAAGCCACATGTAATACTCTCTAGCTAAGAACCAGATATTCTTACCTGACTTTACAATAACACCCTTTCTACATCTTTCTTTCTGGTCATCCCAGTACTTAATAAAGTCCTTAGATTTATAAGGTGCCGTACAGTATACTTTGTTTTGATTAAATAGTCTAGACTGTTCATTGAATATCAGAGTACTATCTTCATTGAAACCATACTGACCAGGCTCCTTAAATACACTAAGTATAAAAACTCTGAATTCATCTCTTGTATCAAAGTTAGTAGTAGTCCAGGTACCATTATCCCAGGTAGGTATGTCGTTCCAAAAATCCATCATGAGTCATACGCTAATCCTTGTCCACCTCTTACTTTGCTTTGCTGCTCATCCTGTAGGTCTTTGTAGGCACCCTTAAATGATTGTCTGATTGAGTCAAAGTCTTTTGCCATAGCTCTAATTTGACCTATGTTACCATCCTTACCATCAGTAATCTGAGTAGTAGCTAAGTATCTTGCTATTCTGTCTAGTGCTTTCTGCATACCATCATACGCGCGGGATGTTGGTGTCTCATATAATCTAGAACAGAATTGCAGTGCTGTAAAGATATCTTTGTCTTCTGGGGAAAACTCTGCCTCTATCTGATCTAGTATCAGATCTTCCTTATCCATTGCTGGTACATGGAAGAATACATTCAAATCAGGATTAGGACAGGTCATGTAGAACAAGTACTGGTAGATCTTGAGATAATCCTCTGGATAGTTATCCATAATATCTTTAAGCGCTTTCATTGTAAAACAATGCTCAGTAGGTACAACTACCCCATTCTGCACGTCAAATAGTCTTACTATCATTTCTTTTTAATTTGGTCTCTGTTATCATATAGCCAGTTGATGATTGAGATAACTTCATCTGCAAGATATGGTACTTCCATTTGTATAACTTCTTTGACTACGGGATCTCCATTTGATGAATATCTAGTAATAGGATATCCATACTCATCTGTTCCCTCTACTTCAAAGATAACGTGATGGATGTATATCTTACCCGGTCTAAGCTTACGGTTATGCTTTAGTATAATATACATATAAATACTAAGCTGTAGTGCATAGTGGTTGAAGTTACAATCATCTAAATGACTTACCGGGTGCTGCATTTTATCAGATATCCCTTCCCAGTTTTTAAATGATTCTGTCTTAATCTCTTTATTAGTCTTGTAGTCAATGATGTTTACTTTACTATTTACTACTTCTACTAAGTCA